TAGCACTCTTACCATTAGCTATTACACCTGTCCCGATGTATAGTTTTACTTCTGTTCCGTTTAATATTACTGACATAATTTTTTTAGTTTACTGATGTTATTAATCCGTTAATTTCAAATGTAGCATCAAATTCTACACTACCTTCTACCTCTGCTGATTGTGTCATTGATGTTATATAACAGTTAGCGGTAAATGTTACACCATCTTGGTAGTATTGCACAACTACCGATGTTCTATTAGCTGCCAATGAATATAAATCTATAAATCCATACCCAATATTTAGTGCTACTAAACCTTTGAAGTCAAATGAGCCTGACTTGATTGCCTCTGCAGTTCCTTTCCAACCTGCTGAATCTTTAGTTGTGGTTTCCCTAGTTGCCATGCTGCGTTTAAAGTTGGCAGTCTTTCCGTAAGAGATTGTATCGCCATCAACCTTGATGACGCATGAAGTACCATTTAATATAGTTGCCATTTTTTATATATAATTTATTTTTTTCGTGTTTCTTTTTTTGGTTGCTTAGCCATAGCGTTTTCTGATTCTTGTATTTTTAAAATACCAATACACCCTAGCTGAGTGAATTTATCAATATCTGAATTATGTATATCAATTATAGTTCCTGCTTCTATGACTCTACCTGCTGAGTTAGTATAGTCTTTTTGTAATTTATATCTTGCCATGTTATTATCTGTTGTATCTTATTATATAGTCTTGACTTATTGAATATTCTCCCAATGTGCCTGCATTCATTACAAAATCGGCATCTTGTTGGTCATCGAAAAAAACTATTTGAATATTGCCACTTGAGTAATAATCAAATCCTGTTCTTATAGTATCGGCTATTGTGTTGCACTCAGCCGATTGAGTGGTGTGTATATTTATTTGAAATCTAGTATCATCTGTTACACTTGCACCATCTTTAGTATTATTTGGGCCTGTTGAAATTTGATTGAAGATTACACATGGCATATTATAATTGGTCGTTGGTCTGTTTATTTGATAAACTGAGACTCCTGTACCAAGTATAGTTGTTAATGCTCCGAATACTTCTGTCTTTATACTCATTATGCAAATTTCTTTACTACCAAATCTCCTAATTTTTTCTCCATTTCGTTTAAAATATTTGACTTATTCTCATCAAATGCTTTTCTTATAAATGATTTAGGTGGTATTACTTTACCTCCTTTGTGTTTAAATCCATACTCAACTAAATTAGCATGATTGCCTCCACCTTTTCCATACTTAGGGCCTATCACTTTATAATTCTTTTTCTTTGGTTTAAATTCTTGTATTGACCTTCTTAAATTACCTGTATTGTCATTAGGTATATTGGCTTTAATAGATGCAATCAACTTACTTGATGGAGCTTGTAATACTGATTGAATCTCATCACCTGTTGGGATTGAATTAACCAATGCTTTTATAAGTTCGTTTATGCCTTCTACTGCCATTACCTTTTGATTTGTGCTAATATTTCTAATGCCACCTTTCTACCATATTGAACCGCCTCTTGAATGCTTAAAATAGTATAAGTTTCATCCATATATTTTAATAACATTGTATCAAGTAAATCAACTGCATACCCATATCTTACTGTGAAGATTAAGGTATCTACTCCTTGCTTCCTATCGTTAGTATATTCTTTACCTGCTGGACTTGAATTAGCTACTTTTGCCCACATCGATTTGAATAAGGTCTCACTAATTGAAAAACCACCCTCCGCATTCATCGTTTCAGTTAATGTGTAGATGTCAATTTTTCTATCTAGTTTGCCTATGTTCATTTAAAATACTCTAATTTTATAAGGGTTCAAAATCCATTCTGAAGTCTTTGGTACATCGGCCACCGATTGACCTACTTGAACATCTTGCCTATTTTCATACCAATGTCCGCCCATTAATTTAATAGCGGTTTTGATTGATTGAGGTATGATATTAGAATCATCATTTACATTAAACCTAGTCTTATAAGTGATGGTTATTGGGTTTAATACTTCAGTATTTAATGTAGGTCGAGTGATTAAATTAACCCTCCCAATTTCGTTATAAATATCAAAATTATAATCTACCCCTGTTGACATTGCAACATCATCTCCATCTCCATTTTTATAGGTAAATGATTCAACCTTCCATACAGGCCCACGAACTAAATAAATGATATTATCTTCAGGCCATGCACCATCGCTAAAAGATACTGTATTTTCATTTAAGTATCTCCAAGTAATTGATTCAACTTCAGTCTGAGCTGCTAATATTAATGCTTCAATATAATCATCATCTTCTGTAAATGATTGCTCAATTTTAAGATGAGTTTTCATTTCAGCCAATGTAACTACAAGCTCATCATGAGCTGCTCTGTCTGTGAATTGATATGTGCCTGTTATCTTCATATAGTTTATATATTGCCCCGACTTTTTACATCGGGGCTTTATATAGTATTAGTTTACGCAGTTAAGCAACCTGTTAAAGTTCCTATCGCACTTGGTTGTTTCAATGCTGAATCAACGTATTGGTTAACAGTGATAGCTATTGAACCTGCTCTTGCAATTGCAGCAGAGTTAGTATCAATCATTAACTCGATTCCTCCGAATTGACCGATAACAACTTGAGAGAAGTCCCCAAATACCATTGATGAACATACTCCTGTTGAAGTACCTTTATCAAGGTTTGAAGGTAAGTTAGTAGTTGAGAATGCAGGGTAGCCATCAATCACATTTTGGATTCCTCCAAAGTATTGATTGTAAGCTAATATCATTGCACCACTTCCGCTATCAATAACTGTTTGTTTCAACTTAGCAACCAACTTAGGATTCAATAAGAACTTACCATTAGTTACATCAGCATTTGCAGTTTGAACTGTTTGCACTAACTCTAATACTTTCGCAAGTGTTGGAGCTAATCCATTAGTCCCCATTGATACAGTGCTAATGCCTGAAGTACCTAAGATACCTGTTGGTTTGTTTGAACCATCACCATTGATAACTGCTGCTTCCAATGCACTATACATTGACTTCATGATGTTACCTAAGATGTAGTTCTCAATTGAATTGTTGGTTTGAATCATCAACTGACGTGATATGTTTGTAGCACCTACTAACAACTTAGGGCTTAATGCACGATTCACAACCGTTGCATCAGCAGGAGATTGACTTCCTGTTTCAGTTACCCAAGATGAAGTAACCGCAGTAGTGAAACCTGGAAGGTCAGTGAATGCAGTTAAGCCTGTCAATCTTTGTACTCCTAATTGGTCTAATACCGAGTTAGGGAATAATGAATCAAAGAATCCTAGCTTTTCAGTTGGCACAAAGTACCCACCTGCTGATGGAGTTCCTACATTCATAGTACGAGCCTCTTGCTTTCTGTACGCTAATGCATCCAAGATATTTGATGATAAGTAAACACCTTTAGGAGTAGAACCACCAATCTCTCTAACTTCTTTAGTTGACTCATCAACCAATTCTTTTTCAAGTCCATCAAGATTACGACCTTCAGCCATAGCCATTACAACTTTATTCAATGAGAACTTTCTCATCTCTTTTTGTTCTTGACTATCTCCCTCAGATGTTAATCTTTTTGAATTGTTAGAACGTGATTCTGATTTTTCTAACAATTTAATGTCAGCATCAGCCGCATCAAGTTTAGAATCAAGCTCAGTCATCTTTGCTCTTTCTTCAGTTGTGATTGTGTTGTCTTTCAACTTAGCAAGTAAACCATCTAGTTCCATTGCTATAAGGCCTCTAGCCTCTCTTTTTGCTTTTAAATCCATTTTTAGTATATAATTAATTGTTTGTTTTAATTTTTCTTTCTAGTTGCTTGGCTAAGAATAAATCATCTGCCTTGCGTTGTAATGTTGCTGCATTCTTAGCCGCTTCGATTTCATCCTTTACATTCTGAACTGACCTACCCATTACTGAAGTATCAGCATAGGCAGGGAATGTTACAGGTGATACATCAAATAAGGTATCAAACTTTAATATAGTTCTTTTGTAAACTTCCTTTTCTGTTTCTTCGTTGTTGTAGCACTCCATCTTATCTTCTTTTACTTTAAAGGCAAATGAAGATTGAGATATATCGCCTCTAGTGATTGACTTGTATAAGTCTGAATGAGCCATGATAGAAGTATCTAACATACACTCATAATATAAGCCTGCCTCATCTACTCCATAAGTCAAAGTACCTGCACCTGAACGGCCAAGTATTTGATTAGAGTCGTGATTGAACAAGCACCTTACATCATTCTCTAAGCAGTCATCAAATGCACCTTTAGCAATTACCTCTTCGTAGCTTTCGTTCTTACCTTCGTATAGAATTGTAGGTACTTCTGTCAATGCTGCATAGCCTTTAATGTAAACACTTGACTCAGGCTCTCCATCTTGTGCTGCCCTTGTTTCAAATGGTTTTTTAGAAGTTAAAGTAAATCTTCTTTCTGCTCCGTTGATGCTTAAAATATAATCTTTTTCCATTAGTTCTTTGTTGCTGCTTTCGGCTCTGGTGTTTTAGTTGGGTCTGTAGTGTTAGTTGATTCAACTCTTGGAGGTGGTATTAACTGCCCATCTTCTCCAATAATTGCCATATTCAAAGGTTTGTAAAGTGAATCTCCACCCTCTACTCTGTTTAAATTCTCAGCACTTCTAACTTCGTTGATTGATACAACTCCATCAGTAAGTAAGGTATGCCAAAATGCTGCTCTAGCTTGTTGATTACCCCTCAATAATTCACTTACATTGATATTGATATAGTGGTCTTTTTGTTGTTGTTCAGTCAATAGCTTGGACTTAAACTCCATCTCTATTTTAGTTATCCAAGGTTGTAAAGTATCAACTATATAATCAATATTTTGCTCTTCAATATTTGAAAAGGTTGCTTTGTCTAAGTCTTGAATCTTATGTAATGGGATTCTTAACACCCTCGCAATCTCAACTACTGAATACTTCCTACTATCTAATACTTGAGCTTGCTCTGCATTAATAGTTATTGGATTGTATTTAGTACCTCCTTCAAGTATAGGTGTATGCCCTGAGTTCCTGGCACCTGCCCAATTACGAATAGAATCTGAAAGTCTTTTGTAAGCAGGCTCATCAAGTGTGCCTTCTACTGTTAATGTGCCGCCTAAATTAGTACCATTTTTATAGAATGAATTTGCAAAGTCTTGAGATGCCATTGCCCCACCATATACATTTGATAAGTAAACTAATAAAGGAATACCTGCTATTGAGTCAACACTCAATCCTTTCAAATGAATGATGTCATCAGATGAATAGAATCCTTCCTCCATCCAATAGCCTAAGAAATTATTGCCTAATACTTGATAAGTGATAGTATCATCTTGGCTAACCCATATAGTCACAGACTCAGGTGCTATCAATTTAAGTCCTATAGGTTGGTAATATGCATCACGAATTATATATGCGTATGCATTACCCTTTAATATTGCTTGACTAAGTAATGAGCTAATCAAATCAAAAGGTATCAACCCTCTCATTGGTCTTACTTTTAACAAGTATGCAACCTTAGACTCTTCTATAGTCAACTCATGCTTATCGCCATCAGGGTCTTGTTTAAATACTCCGATTGGTAACTTAGCAACATCCTCTGAGATGTTTCTTATTGTCGCATAAACTGCTGATAATCTTAGTGCGGTTTGCTGAGTAACAGTATTACCAGCATCAGAAATTGATGAAAAAATATTAGTCGGTTGGCCGATAGAGTTAAGTGGCATCTTAGTCGATGCCCTTCTCTCGTGTGCTTTGCCAAAATTAAAAGAGTATTTACCGATGCGAAT